TCCCGAGCTGCAGGACATGATCTACCAGTCCGCCATGCGGTCCCGGGGCAGCTATCAGGATATGGTGGATATGGTGGGCAAGCTGGGCACGATGGCCCCGGAAGCATTCAGCAGCAACCGGGAGCTGGTGGCCTTCGCGGAGCAGATCAACAAGCAGTTCACCCTGGCGGGCACCAGCACCCAAGGGGTTCAAGCCGCCATGCTCCAGCTCACACAGGCCATGTCCTCCGGAGTGCTGCGGGGGGAGGAATTGAATTCCGTGCTGGAGCAGGCTCCCACCATTGCCCAATCCATTGCCAAATACATGGGCGTGTCCATCGGGGAAATGCGGGAGCTGGCCTCCGAGGGGCGCATCACCGCCGATGTGGTGAAAGCGGCCATGTTTTCAGCGGCAGAGGAGACCAACGCCGCCTTTGAAAAGATCCCTATGACATTCGGCCAGGCGTGGACAATGGCCTCCAACGCCGCCGTGCGGGCCTTTGAACCCGCCATGCAGAAGCTGAACGACCTGCTGAACAGCGAGCTGGGACAAAAGGCGCTGGACGGCCTGATTTCCGCCTTCGAGCTGCTGGGAAGCATCGCTTCCTGGGTAATCGATCTGCTGGCCCAAGGGGCGCAGTGGGTGGCGGACAACTGGGACTTCGTGTCTATGGTCCTGCAATTTGCCGCGGGGGCGTTGATGGCCCTGGCTTTGGCGTCTGCCGCCGCTGCCGCTGTTCACATGGTAAGCTGGGCGATTGCGAACTGGCCGGTTACACTGCTCATTCTTGTCATAGGGGCGGCTATCGCCGCCATGTATCAGATGGGCATGACGAGCGAGGAGGTTGGAGCAAAAATCGGCGCGGTGTTCGGCTGGCTGTACACATTGGGCTACAACCTCGTAGCGGCGGCGTGGAATCTCATCGCCACATTTGCGGAATTTTTTGCCAACGTGTTTGACAACCCGGTAGCGGCCATCGCCAATCTGTTTCTGGGCCTGTTCAACTTCATTATGGACATCGTTTCCAACGCCGCCGGGGCCATTGACGCCCTGCTTGGCTCCAATATTTCCGGGGCGGTGAAGGGGTTCCAGAACAAGGTGAACGATTTTGTACACAGCATCTTCGGAGAAAACGAGGTCAAAATTGCGCGGATGGATCCGCTGGACTATCAGGCGACGATGGACAAGTTTTCAGCCACTGGGGCCAGTATCGGAAAAGCCCTGGACAATTTCAGCTTTGGCGGCGCGTTCGGACAGGCCGCGAACGGCCCCAGCTTTGACTACAGCGCCATGCTGGGCAGCATCCCCGGCGATCTGGGCGGTATCAAAAATGATACCGGGGCTATCAAACGCAGCGTGGCCATGTCAGAAGAGGATATAAAAATGCTGGTGGACATGGCGGAACGCAAGTACATCAACAACGTCAACCTGACCGCCCAGACCCCGGTCATCAACGTCCACGGGCAGAACACCGGGAACTCCGAGGCGGATGCGGTATGGCTGGCGGACACGCTTCAGCGGATGCTCATTGAGCAGGCGGCCAGCCATACCGATCTGAACTACACGTAAAGGGGGATCCGGGATGGAAAACCTGTACGGCCTGTATCTGGCCCGTGAGGGCACTGTGGTCCGCCTCCCGGTGAACCCTGAGACCTACAAAATCAGCCGGGACAACGACAACGGGGAGTACAACGTGCTGGGGGTTGGACCCATCATGATCCCCCGCACGCCGAAGCTTCAGGCGGTCAGCTGGTCCGGCCTTCTGCCGGGGCGGGCGGACATGGGTGCGGTTCTGACGGCGGGAGCCTTCCAGCCTCCCCGGTTCTACATCGATTTCCTGCAGGCCGCTATGGATGAGAAGTGGATCGTCCGGTTTGTCGCCAACCGCTGTCTGGAGGACGGCACCCCCCTCTTCGACACCAACATGGAGGCCCTGGTCACCCGGTTCCAATCGGAGGAGCGGGGCGGGGAGACAGGGGATTTTTACTACGACATCGCTCTGAGCGAGTATCGGGACTACTCCCCGAAAACCGTCAAGCTCCAGCCGCCATCCCAGGCGGGTCAGCCCGTGACTGCCGCGGCGGAGGCCGCCCGCTCCATTCCCAAGGGCCAGATGACGGTAGGACAGGCCGTGACGGTCAACGGGGACTGCTTCTGCACCAGCTATGGCGGCGAGCCCCACACCACCCTCTCCGGCTTTCGCGGGACGATCTCCCGGATCGTCACAACCGATCCCCAGCGGCCCTATCCGTATCACATCACCACGGAGAGCGGCGGCGCCAAGGGGTGGGTCAAAGCCGGCCAGATGCAGGCGGTGCGCTGATGGTCTGCGAGCTGATTATCCTGGAGAAGCGTACCGGGAACGCCTGGGATGCCGCTCCCCAGGTCCAGAGCGTCACCTACACCACCAACCGCACCGGCTCCCCCGGTACGCTGAAATTCACCGTGAACGCCTCCGGCGGGCTCTCCTTCGTAGAGGGGGACCCGGTCCGCTTCTCCGTGGATGGCCAGCTTATTTTCCTTGGCTGGGTGTTCACCAAGAGCCGGGACCGGCACGCCGTCATCGATGTCACCTGCTACGACCAGCTGCGCTACCTGAAAGCCAGCGCCAGCTACTGCTTCACCGGCCGCACGGCGGGAGAGATCATCACCGAGATCGCCCAGGACTTCCAGCTGAAGGTGGGGGCCCTGGATGATACCGGTTACCCAATCCCCACCCTCATCATGGAGGAGAAGAGCTGCCTGGACGTCATCTCCACGGCCATCCAGAAGACACTGCTGGCTACCGGAACGCTGTATACCTTCTTCGATGACGGAGGAGCGCTGTCCCTCCGGGAGGCGGGCGCAATGGTAGCGGAGGGTGTGGTGGGTGACGGCTCCCTGCTGACGGATTACAGCTATAAGACCGACATCGACCAGCAGACCTGCAACTCCATCAAGCTCTCCCGGCCCAACGAGGCCACAGGCCGGGCGGACGTGTTCCAGGTCACAGACAGCGCCAATATCGGCCGCTGGGGGCTTTTGCAGCACTACCAGACCATAGATGAGAACCTGAACGACGCCCAGGCGGAGAGCCAGGCCCGCGCCATGCTCAAATACCATAACCGGCGCTTCCGCACGTTAAAAGTGCAGGCGCTTGGCATTTTGGGCCTGCGGGCGGGGCAGATGCTGATGATGGACATCGCGCACCTGGGCGACATCAGCCTCCACGGCCTGGTGCTGCTGGAGCGGGTAACCCACACATTCAAAAACGACTTGCATGAAATGGACTTCGACGTCCAGGAGCTGGGAGTATAGGAAATGGATCTCTCTGATGTGATACGCCAGATGATGCAGCAGTCCATGGAGGGCTACGGCCTGTCCGACATGACCATTGGGACCGTCACCAGCACAAAGCCGCTGGCGGTTAAAATCCGGGAGGGCATGGCGGATGTCCCCCAGGAGGCGCTGCGCCTGACGGCGGCAGTGATTGAGAAGAAAATCCCCGTCCTGGAGCACCTGCACACAACAGCAGGATTCCGGCACACCCACAGCCTGCCGGACCTGGCCCACACTCACAGCGGCGAGGACGGAGAAACCGGATCGGCTCTGGAAGGTATCTATGAGACGGAGGCCGGCCTGCAGCAGGACGCCTTTGATTCCGACAAGCGGCTGCTGAAAAACGAGATTGTCTGCTATGAGGACGGGAAGCCGCTGCCGGTGAAGGACGGCTATATCATCCTCAACCGCGCCCTGGAGGCCGGTGACAAGGTCCTGCTCCTCCGGGTCATGCGGGGCCAGCAGTTTATCATCCTGTCGAGGGTATTTGAGAAGGAGGCATAGCCATGCTGCCGCAGTCAAATATCGACCTGTCCCAGGGGGTCGTCTTCCAGGACCAGCCCTCCCTCACCTGGATCGCGGACCCGGTGACCAACCGGCTCCGGGGCTGGGGAGACAACTACGAGGCTGTCCGGCAGGCGGTGGAAATCATCGTCAATGTGGAGCGGTTCAAGTGGCAGATCTATACCCCCAATTTCGGCACGGACTATGACAGTCTGCTGGGCACAGACTACGGCTACGCCGCCTCTGAGCTGCGCCGGCGGCTGGAGGACGCTTTCCTGCCGGACAGCCGGATTCTGGGCATCAAGGACTACACATATACCTTCCGGGACGTGTGCCTGACCGTCACCTTCACAGCGCGGACCGTGTTCGGCGACGTGCCGGGCGGAATGGAAATTCCGCTGAATTGACCACGATTTTTGCACCTTGACAACCTCATATCGAGACAGCGGAAAAGTTCTCAAAACCTCCCTGTTCCGTCCTGTCCGGCAAGACAGATTCCCGGACAGACCAGCTTTGGGGATTGCCCGGAGTCGGAAGCATAAGAGGAAGCTTGAAACCGGGGAAAAGATATGCTATAATCAACCTATCTAAAAGAAAGGGAGGCCAATCGTATGCCGACAGACAGAGAGTCTATCGAGATCAAGAAGTCGATGGCCTATGACTTGATTGATATTATCGAGTCGGCTGAGGGGAAGGAGTCCTACACCCCGGAGGAAATCAAGGCGCTCATCAAGGCGTATATCACAGGAATGTCGCAGAAGTAAACAGAAGAATTTGAAAATCCCCGCTATCTCGATATGAGGTAGCGGGGATTTTTGTATGACAGCGGTGAGAACATGATTGACTTCACATCCAAAACATACCGGAATATTTTACAGGCCCAGCTGGACCGGGTGCCCAGCTCCCTGGACAAGCGGGAGGGCTCCATGATCCAGACCGCCCTGGGGGCGGGGGCCTACTCCCTGGAGGAGTTCTACCTGGAGCTGGATCAGGTCCAGCGGGGAGCCTGCCTGCAAACGGCCGTCGGTCAGGATCTGGAGTATCTGGCCGTGCTGGCCAACGTTCAGCGGTATCCGGCCTCCCCGGCGGTGCGGCTGGGAATATTCAATGTGGACGTCCCCATTGGCGCCCGCTTCTCCACCATTGACGGCGCGGACAGCGTCAACTTCATCGCCGCGGAGAAGGTCAGCGATGGCCGCTTTCAGATGACCTGTGAGACCCCCGGCGCCATCGGGAACCAGTACACCGGCCCCATCCTCCCCATCACCTACATCCAGGGCCTGACCTCGGCGGAGCTGACGGACATTCTGGTGGCGGGGGACGACGCGGAGAGCGATGATGATCTGCGCAGGCGGGCCATCACCGCCCTGAACGAGCAGCCCTTCGGCGGCAATGTGGCGGACTACAAGCGGGTGGTCCTGGACATCGACGGCGTGGGCGGCCTGCAGGTCTATCCCACTTGGGACGGCGGCGGCACGGTAAAGCTGAGCATCATCGGCGCGGACTGGATGCCCGCCTCCGAGCAGCTGGTGGAGACGGTCCAGGACACCGTGGACCCTCCCCCTGATCAGGGCCTGGGCTACGGTACCGCCCCCATCGGGGCCAAGGTGACGGTCACCACACCGGAGGCTGTGGGGATCAACGTCTCCGCCGCACTGGCGGTGAGTACGGGGTATACCACCGCCCAGCTGGCCCAACCGGTGCGGGAGGCGGTGGAGGCATACCTGCTCTCCATCCGCCGGGAGTGGGACCAGCCGGAGGAGTCCGGCATGACCCGCTACGATTGCTGGGTCTACGCCGCCCGCATGACGGCGGCGATGCTGTCGGTGCAGGGGGTGGTCAATGTCACGGACCTCACCATCAACGGCGCAGCGGCGGACCTCCAGCTCACGGAGAATGGCCTGCTCCAGCAGGTGCCGGTCCTGGGGGAGGTGTCGGTCCGTGCCTGAGACACAGATCTGCCAGTACTACCCGCCCTGGTTCCGACGCATTCTGGATTTCCAGGCCCTGTGCCAGACGGAGAAAATGGAGTTGGACGCGATGGCGGAGGCCATGGACCAGATCCACAAAAACCTCTTCGTCCAGACTATGGATGAGGGGACGGCCGCCCAGTGGGAAGCCATCCTCCGCATCCTGCCCGCGCCGGAGGAGACGCTGGCGTTCCGCCGTCTGCGGGTGCAGAACCGGCTCTCCCTGCGTCCACCTTTTACGCTGATTTTCCTGCGGGAGAAGCTGGACCTGCTCTTCGGCCCCGGCAATTATGAGATAGAGGTGGATTATCCCAACTATACCCTGTATATCGAAGCACCGGCGGAACGTCAGGCATATTTTACAGAGGTCTCCGCCCTGCTGCGCATCGTCAAGCCCTGTCACATCGTCTACCGGCCCCGGATGCGGCTGCGCGGCTCCCTGCTGCTGTCAGAGCGCATCGGACGGGGGCGGATGACCTGGAACTACAACCTCGGCGCGTGGACGCTGGGGGAAAGGCCTTTCGCCACATTTGAGGAGCAGGAGGTATTGAAATTGGAAACAACGGCCAGCGCTTCCCCCGCTCTCCTGGAGCAGACAGCGGCCTTTGTCGCAGAGGATGTGGCGGAAGCCCGCATCAACGGCAGCATCCTCATCACAGACCTGACCCGCTTCACCCTGGGCAGCGTAGGCAGCGTGGCCTATCCGGTGAGCCGGTCCCAAACGGAGGAGATCACCCTGGCGGAACTGCTGAACAAGGATGGAAAGGTCCTATCCTCCAGCACAGTGGTGGTGCCTGTTCTGGAGGAGACCACCGTGCTGCGGCACAGTTTTACGATTAAGGAGGGCGCATAATGGCAGAGAAACCCATTAAAACCCCGCTTCCGGCGGACCTGCCGGAAAATTGGACCGCCGGCCAAACCATAGCCCCGGAGGGCGCCTCTGTAGGCCTGTCGGAGCAGCACGGTTACAACTACCTCATGGCGGCGGTGAACCGTGCCCAGCGTGGTGTGAACGCGGTCAACGAGGCCTTCGAGACGGTCTCTGGTAAGCGGACCTGCCGCTTCACTGTGGGCACGTCCCGCGCCGGCTGGACGGCGGCGGACTGCGACTACCTGTGCGACGGGGTGGATGACCAGGTGGAGATCAACCAGGCACTCAGCGCTCTAGGAGCTACCGGCGGAGAGGTCGTGCTTCTGGATGGTGACTATAACCTCAGCGGCGTAGTTACCATTCCCATATGGTGTGTGCTGCGCGGAAACGGCATCGGTACGCGCCTGATGCGCACGGAGGCTGCCGCCGGCGGAGAGGAGTGCCAGCAGATCATCACCGTGCGGGGCCTGCTGTGCGATCTTTTGTATATAGGGGCCTTTGTAACGACATGGCCGGAGGAGCAGTATGAGATCTGCATAAGAGGCGGCTCGGTTGCAAATGTGGATTTTAGATGGTGCGGTCAGGCGATCTGTGTCATGAGCGCAGGGGACGGAGCGGATATGTCCAGGATCGTCAACTGCAGCGGGAGTTCCGTTCATACCTGCTTTGTTTTCGTAGGCACTAACAACGGAACTTTGTTGGTTGAAAACAACTATGTTTCTATGGGCGGCGGCATGTTTCTGGACACGGCGGAAGGGCAGTGTCCCCTGCTGATCATCAAAGGCAATTATGGCTCTAACCCTTATTGCGGCAAAATCCGTCTGCGGAGGAGCAGCAATCAAATGGGCGGGAGTATTATCGAGGGAAACTGCCTGTATCGCCTTGAAATCGACGACGATGTGGGCAACAGCGGCCTGCAAGTCGGCAATCTCATTATCGGGAATATTTTCGCTACAACTGGCAGTACATCCGAGGCGGGCCCGGTCATCGTCCTGGGCGAAAAATCCGGCGGGAATTTTGTGGTGGGCAACATGCTGCTCCGCCCCTATGAAAACGCGAATTATGCGATTCAGGACCTGGGCACCAACAACATTGTCCGTTTCAACTCCGATGACCCCGGCGGCAGCACCCCCGCCACAGTCCAGCAGGCCACACCCACCATCTCCGTCAACGCCGACGGCACCGTGACCGCCCGCGCCACCCAGGCCGCCGGCTACGTGGCCGCCGGGACCCGCAGCGCCACCCACCAGCTGTCCGCTGCCGATGATACAGACCTGAAGCCGGGCAATATCAAGGACGGCGTGTCCATTTTCGGTGTGCAGGGTACGCTGGAGACCGGCGGAAGCACGGCGGGCGTGACCAGCTTCAACGGCCGCACCGGGGCAGTTGTGCCGGGGAACGAGGACTATACTGCGGCAGATGTGGGCGCAATTCCGGCAGCGGCGGTAAAATCCGTTCAGGTAGTGACACAGGCGGAGTATGATGCTCTGACCACGAAGGATACATCTGTGCTGTATCTGATTAAGGAGTAACACCATGATAAAGCTGGGAGATCAGAAAATCACAACCATGTACGCAGGAGCGCAGAAGATCGCGAAGGCGTATGTAGGAGAGGCCAAACTATTTGGTGAGGATGTCTCCCCTTCCCGGCTACCGGAGGGGTATACGGAGGTGGAGTATATCAGTAATCCGAATGGGGCCTATATCCAGGATTTCAACTACGCGAACGGCAAGAAGCTTTTCAACAATCCTTTTCTGAATCTCAAAGGAGAACTGGTGGTCAAACTTCCCTCTGTAAGCAAAGAAAGCTATCTCTTCGGAAACTATTACTGGAGAAAAACCTATACGAACGAGCTTAATCCACGGATGTCGGGAAGCACCAATCAGTTGACAATCAACAAGGACAACACGATACAAATCCAGCCTTCCGGCGGGCTGTACTCCAACTACAAGCTGACCTACACCCCCAACACAATCGCCACCATTATTTATGATATTCCAAAGCTCCTTTTCAGTGTAGACGGAAATCAGGCAGAAATGAAAGCCACGAGCACCGCCATCAAGACATCGTCCTACTCATTTTGCATTTTTGCAAGAAGATACCTGTACTGTCAGACAACGAGCAGTTCCTGTACTCCGACAGGAACCGCTGATGGAATGGTTGATATGACGTTGTATTCTTTCAAAATATATGCGTCAACGGCAGAATCGACAGGCGATCTTGTTGCTGATTATGTTCCATGTATCAATCAGGAAGGAAAAGCCGGGTTATATGATATTGTCAATCAGGCCTTTCACGGTTCAAAAAATGAAAATGAATTTACCCCCGGCCCCGCCGTCTGACAAAAAGCCCGCCCCCTCGCGGGGGCGGGAGCGGTTTATTCGTAGTGCGTCCACATCCTGAGAATCTTCACGATCCTCTTCTCCTGGTCAATTGAGTAGACCAGCCGGTGCTGGATGTTGATCCTCCGGGAATAGAACCCGGCCAGATCTCCCACCAGTTTCTCGTAGGGCGGCGGGCTCTGGAACGGGTCCCTTGCAAGCACCGCCAACAGCGCCTTTGCTCTCACCTCCAGCCCCGCCTGTGCAATCAGACGCCGGTCCTTCATCGCCTGCTTTGTCAACAGAATCTGGTACATCACCACGCCTCGCCGGGATCATACGGCACGCAGTCCTCCAGCGGCTCGGCCTGGGCGGCCTTGATGCTGTCAGCCATGCCGGGGATCGAGCACAGATGCACCGTCTCCAGCAAGCCTTTGTAGTCCTCCTCGCTCATGAGAACCGCATTTCCGCTCTTGGTGGTCACATTGACGACTTCTCCGTAAGTGACCGCCTGCTCCACAAATCCGAACACATTTTTGCGGAACGCGGTGATATTCGTATTCGTCATGCCCTGCACCTCCTGCTGTATTATATGTACAGTATAGCGTACATATCCGCGCGTGTCAAGAGATTTTCAATGGGGGCGATCCTGTCATGTTCCAACTCTACGCAGACAAAGTCAAACTGGCCGTCCGCCGGCGGGAGCCGGTCACCAGCGGCTCGGTCGACGTCTACCCGGTGCACTTCGCCTTCTCCGACGACTGGGCAGACCTGACGAAGACGGCGACCTTCAAGGCCGGCGCGGCTTCCTGCTCCGTCCTGCTGGACGACACCGGCCAGTGCGCCGTCCCCTGGGAGGTCCTCACCGTCCCCGGCCGGCAGCTGAGCGCCGGCGTCTGCGGTGTCCGGGACGGCCGCGTGGTCCTGCCCACCGTCTGGGCGAATCTGGGCACCGTCCTGGAGGGCGCACTCCCCAGTGAGACCGCCCGGCCGCCCACGCCGGGCCTTTACGAGCAAATTCTGAAGCAGTTGTCAGACCTTCGGGAACAGGTGGAGGGCGCTGACCGCCCCGGTATCGCCACCGATGAGGAGAGCGCAGAGATGCTCACCGAAGTCTTCGGCACGCCGGAGGAGCCGCCGGACGCCATCGCCACCGACGAGGAAATCAGCGAGATGCTCAACGAGGTCTTCCAAGATTCTGCGGTACAGAATCTGACTCTCGTCAGCAAATAAACATTTTGGAGGAAACAGAGATGTCTTACAACGAAAGTAGCCTGTCCCGGTTGAAACACCTGAAGGACCTGGCCCAGCGGATCAAGGCGGACTACGCCACCAAGAAGAGCCTGAACGAGCTGAAGGATCAGGTGGATGGCCTGGTCACCGCCGGCGGCGAGCCCAACGTCCTGGAGTCCGTGAAGGTCAACGGCGAGGCCCTGCCCATCACCGACAAGGCGGTGGATGTGGGCACATCCATTGCCGCCGCCGTGGCGGCCGCGGACCACCTCCAGCGGAAGAAGGTGGCCAGCAAGGAGGCCATCGACCCCGCTGCGGAGGGCGCGGACAAGTTCATCTACATGGTGCCCAAGACCGGTTCCGACGCAGATGACCAGTACGATGAGTACATGGTGCTGGACGGTGCGGTGGAGCACGTGGGCAATACCAAGGTGGACCTCTCCGGGAAGGTGGACAAGGTGGAGGGCAAGGTTCTCTCCTCCAACGACTACACCGATGAGGAGAAGGCCAAGCTGGCCAGCTTCGAGCTGGCCACCGACGCGGAGGTGACGGAGATGCTGGAGGAAGTATTTGGTACGGCCCAGACCGCATAAAAGCAGCAGTGGAGGGCCGGGGGACCGGCCCTCCACGGGAGGTGTACTATGAATAAACTGACAAGCCTGGAGCAGCTGCGCGCGGCCTCTCTGGAGGCACAGGGCCTGATTGCAGAGGTAGCTGCTACGGCGGCGGATGCCATCGGGGAGGTGGAGTCCCAGCTGGGGAACGTAGGAGCTCTTCTGGATGAAATCAACGGGGAGGTGGTGTGATGGGGACCATTGCGGATAAGCTGGCCCGCCTGCGACAGACCAAGGCCGCTATCCGGGCCGCCCTGGTGCGGAAGGGCCAGAGCGTGGCGGAGGCCGCGCCCTTCTCCAGCTATGCAGCAAAAATCGATGCAATTCAGATTGGCGCCGACACCTCCGATGCTACCGCCACCGCCAAGGACATGGGGGTGGGGGCCACCGCCTACGTCAACGGCCAGAAGATCGAAGGGGTGGCCAAAGTGTACACAAAGACCGTCAGCTTCTCCAACCGGCCGCCCTCCGTGGACGCCTCCACCGGCCAGTTCAAGCTCATCAGCGCCGGGGCCACCGCCAACGGCTGGCTGTTCAAGCAGGGGGGCGCCCTGGCCCTGATGACCCCCATGAGCAACCTGGGGGACGCCACCGCTGCGGATGTGCGCAAGGGCAAGACCTTCACCAGTACAGCGGGTATCAAGGTCACCGGCACCGGAAATTTCTGAATGAAAACAGAAACGGAAATGGACAATGGAGAAATTGGTACTATTAAGGCATTTGCACTCTTGTGCGGATGCGATGAAAGCCTTTTGCAACAGGAAGACGGCGCAGGTTGCTGAAGCGGCAGCCCAGGATATTGCTGCCATGAATGCAGCGATCTCCGCCAAGCAAAACGCCCTGACCGGCCGTCCCGGCCAGGTGGTGGGGTTCGGCGCGGACGGCAAGCCGGAGGCCCAGGCCCCGCCGGCCACGGGCGTGACCAGCTTCAAGGCGCGCAGCGGGGCAGTGACGCCGCAGAAGGGGGACTACACCGCACAGCAGGTGGGGGCGCTGCCTATTACGGGCGGGACCATGGAGGGGGATGTTGAAATCCCGTGGGGGAAGAACGTCTCCTTCGGTTTGGATATTCCTGGGATTGGCGGCCTGGCGTTCTCGCCTGATCCTGACCGCAATATTGACAAGGCGCATTTCGGTTTTGTCGACGATGCAGACAGATGGGGCGAAGAGGTCGTCAGGATCGGCGGAATTGCCGTGCCCAAGTATAATGACGAGGTGGCCAATAAAAAATATGTTGATACTTTAAGACCTAGATTTTCCAGAGTAGCCGTAGGACCATCGTTTACTAATGTTCTCAATATGGCACCTTTCAATGCGGGAGTGGTTTTGGCTGCTCAAGCAGATAAGCATGGTTTCATATTTATGGGTGGCAGCGTGGAGGCTACTTTATACATTAATGGATCGCAGCAGTTTTCTATAACAGTGCGCAAGAACGGAGCATTTTTACAGGCTAAATCTGATGCTCGTCTAACTGATGTAACTTTTATATTCATCGGTATGTGACTGTCCTCGCCAGGAATGTCCTGGTCAGCGGTACGATTTGATACGAAGGAGGAATACAAAATGGAACTCATCAACAAGCTCAAAGCCTTTACCGCCGCCCTGGTCGGGGCGCTGACGGCCCTGTGGGGCTGGCTGGGGTGGCTGGTGGCGGGGTGGCTCATCTGCATGGCCCTGGACTACCTCACCGGCTCCCTGGCAGCGGCCAAGGCCGGAAGCTGGGCCAGCGGCAAGGCCAGGGAGGGCATCTGGCACAAGTGCGGCATGGTCGTCGTGGTCCTGGTGGCCGCCGGCGCGGACCTGCTCATCGGCGCGGTGCTGACAAATCTGCCGGGGATCGCGCTGCCCTTCCAGTTCGGCGGGCTGGTACTGCCCATGGTGCTGGTCTGGTACATCATCACGGAGCTGGGGAGCATCGCAGAGAACGGGGTGTCCATGGGTGCGCCGGTGCCCCGGTGGCTGACAAAAATCCTGGAGATCGGCAAGGATGCCGTGGATCAGGCTGGGGACAAGCTGGCGGGAGAGGAGAATGACCATGCTCAACAGTAGGGACGTGGGTCTGCTGCGCCCGGACGTGGCAGCCAACTGCCGCCTCTGGCTGGAACGGTGCAGGGCCGCTGGGCTCAATGTACTCATCACCAACACCGTGCGGGACAAGGAGTACCAGACGTACCTGTACGCCCAGGGCCGCACCCGGCCGGGCAGCATTGTCACCAATGGCCGCACCCCCACCTTCCACAGCGACAAGGCGGGGCTGGCGTGGGACTTCTGCAGGAATGTGAAGGGCCACGAGTACGACGACACGGCTTTCTTCAGGAAAGCGGCGGGCATCGCAAAGGAGATGGGATTCTCCTGGGGCGGGGACTGGCGGAGCTTCCCGGACAGTCCCCACATCCAGTGGGACAACCACGGGCAGTGGACAAGCAGCATGATTCTGGCGGGGAAGCTCCCGCCGGCGATGCCGCTGTATGAGAAGGAGGACGTTATGACGGGGAAAGAAATTCTTGCAGCTCTGACGGATGAGCAGGCCTATGCGCTGCTGAGCAAGGCCCAGCGCCACGCGGCGACGCTCCCCACGCCCAACTGGGCCAAAGAGGAGATGGAGGAGGCCGTGGCGGCGGGCGTGACCAACGGGAAGAGCCCGATGGAGCTGGTTACCAGGTGCCAGGCCGCCATCATGGCCAACAACGCGAGGAAACAGTAACAAGGCGGCCTCCGCAGGGAAACCTGCAGGGGCCGTCTTTTGCTGTTCAGAACCTGGTGATAATCAGCGCCCGGCTGTACTCTTTCCACCCCAGCCGCTGGCCGCAGCGGTCACAGAATCGCTGATACTCCCGCTCCATGGGGGAGCTGCACCGAGGGCAGATGGGGAAGGTATCCCCTGACCGGTACAGAGCCGCCTCTGTGACAGGCAGGGCCTGCCGGTAGCTCAAGGCCTCTACTCCCCGCTCCATAGCTTCACCATCTCCAGAAAGAGCTCCGCCATTTTCAGCCGCTTATCCTCCGGCAGCTCCGCTACGCCCTGGACCGTGTCCAGCAGCAAGAGTGCGATCTCCCGGTGGTCCAGCTCTGCCAGACCGTTGGCCAGGACGGCGGGACTGATGCCCAAACGCTGGGCGATGTGGTTGATGGTTGCCGTGCTGGGATTGCCCTCCCCCCTGCTGTAGCCGTAGAGTGCGGTGCGGGAGATGTCCAGTTCTTCCGCAAACTCCGACAGGGATAGTCGCCTCTGCTTCATGATCGTCCTGATGGAGACCGCCAGGCCCTCATTCAAATTCATGCCGGGACCCCCTTTCGCCATTATTTTACAGGATTCGACAGAAGGATGAAATTCCATTATCTTAGAAAATCGTGTCATCATATTGGCATAAGCGTGAAAAAAGAAGGCCGGGGATCACTCCCCGACCTCCTTTTTGCCCTCTGTGCGGTCCTCAGAGACCCCAGGCGCGGCATTGTCCCGCTCCATGGTCTCGGTTATGGCCCGGTTAATGAAGCCGTTTACGGACTCGCTATGGGCCTCTGCGTGGGCCTGGACTTCTGCTTTACGCTCTTTGCTAACTCTAACCTTAATTTCGCCTTGCTTATCAATATATTTTTGATTGGCCCGCTTTCTGGATTCGCTTATAGGCATACGGAACCTCCTTCCATCTGCATTATACCACCTCGCGGAACATGGGTACATACACAAAACCCACAAATGTATGGGTACATGTTTGTGCAGTTTACCTATTGTAATGTATGGGTACATGTACTATAATAAAACCATGGAAAGGAGGTGAACACATGAGCAGGCAAAAAAAGAAGAGCGGCAAAGCCCAGCCTGACACGCTGATGAACCTCACCGCCGCTCTTCTAAACCTCATTACTGCGGTGCTCCTCTTAATTGAGAAGCTGACCGAGTAGCGAGGGGGAGGGGAGGGAAACCTCCCCCTCTCATAGAATAACAAATTGCTTGTGTGATGTCAATATGAAAGATATTTTGATTTTCGGATTTATCGTAGCCAGCATCGTGCTCTCTGTGCTGGTCATCAAGCGGAATCTGAAACGGTAGTATGCTGCCTGACAACTGAATACGCCACCAACCAGTCGTATGGGTGGAGAAGTACCGCATTAAGCGTACCAGGCCCATACAGGCAGGCTCCAGGTCAACCCAAGATACAAGCCGGACTGGTTGGAAGGATGGTAGAATTTAGAAAGGACAATAACAATGACTACAACAGAACTCAAAGACGCAACGTACCAGGCTCTAACTGGATCCTTGCCTATATGCCTTAACTGTGCATATTTCACTCAGCACTATTTAGCAGTAGATGAAACTGCAACGTCATTTGTTCCTTGCAACTACGGCCATTGTACCTATATCACAGCAAAATTCAAACGGGCACAAGGCACTTGCAAAAATTTTACCACGCAGCGCTGACCAAGCAGATTCCCGGTCAGATCGGCCTGTGGGACGGACCGTTACTGGAGTAGTAAGAGAAGAGAGGCCGGGGAGGTCACTCCCCGGCCTGTTCTTTCAATTCTTGTAAATCCTGTTCTGTTTGCATCTCTGCAAAAATGGCCGCTATGGCGAGAAGGTGTTGAACGCACACCTCACGCCTGTCTGGCGGCAGGCTGCTCAGCAAATGGGCGGCACCCACCATGGTCTCCGCCTGCTCTCCACCTGGGAGTGGGTCGGAGACCAGTTGTGTTATAGAGAGCCCGCAGCCCTCCGCCAGCAGCTCCAGTGTATCGGCCCGCGGGTTGCCCTTGCCCTTCAGATAGATCTGGACCGCGGATTTTGTGATCCCCAGTTCGTCAGAGAACTCCTGGATAGACAGGTGTCTCTCCTGCTTAATCTTCTGCATCGCTCTAGCAATATTGCCATTGATTGGCATGATGTCCTCCTCTATGCGTGATTTGATACTCCATCCAGCTATTAGAGGGGGACCCCGATTACGGGGAGGGCTCTTGTTTCCTAAGCACATAGCAGCAACTCCTTTTTAAAGTCGTTGGAGCTGCTGTCGCTTTTTAATACAAAAAAGATTTAATCCTGAAGGACCACAACACTGGTTCTACCAGGAGTGGATCCTGAAGGCCCGGGAGAAGCGCGCGCTGTACCTGCACTTCACCATGGAGGACAACCCCTCCCTCTCCCCCCGCATCCGGCAGAGATACCGGGCCAGCTACAGCGGCGCCTTCTACAGGCGGTTCATTTTGGGGGAATGGACCGCCGCCAAGGGGCTGGTGTACGACTTCTTCGACCCCCGGCGGGACGCGCGGCCCGCTCCGGAGGGCGAGCTGGAGGAGTACGTCATCTCCGTGGACTACGGCACCGCCAATCCATGTTCCTTCGGTCTCTGGGGACGAAGGGAGGGCGTGTGGTACAGAGTGAAGGAATATTACTACGCTTCCAGACGTACCGGCGTCCAGCTGACGGACCAGGAGTATGCGGCGGAGCTGGCCAGGCTGGCCGGCAGCCACCGGCTGCGCTGCGTGGTGGCGGACCCCTCCGCCGCCAGCTTTATCACCGCCCTGCGCCAGGCGGGCTACCGCGTCATCAAGGCCAACAACGACGTCCTCTCGGGCATCCGCGTCACCGCCGATCTGTTGAAACGAGGGCGCATCGTGATATGCGAGAGCTGCGGGGACTGTCTGCGGGAGATGGCGCTGTACCGCTGGAGCGAGGAGAACACCGGGCGGGACGCCCCCCATAAGGACAACGACCACGCCATGGACGACATGCGGTATTTCGCCGCCACCGTGGCGGCGGGCGAGGAGCATGCGGGGGCGTTCTGCGCGGTGGCGAGAAGGAGTTGAGCTATGCATTTTTTCAGCAAAAAGAGGGAGAAGCCCGTGGCCGCGGCGGCCACCGCCCAGATCGCCCGGGCCGCCCCCCTGCCCCTGGGCGGGTGCGTGCCCCTCAGACGGGGGGACACGCAGCTCTACCGGGCCATCCGGGAGGCGGTGCCCCTGGTGGACGCGTGCATCTGTAAGATCATCCGGCTGTGCGGCGGCGTGACGGCGGCCTGCGACGACCCGGAAGCGGAGCGGGCCCTGCGGCAGTTCTTGGAGCAGGTGAACGTGGGCCGGGGGCAGCGGGGCATCAACGCCTTTCTGGACCAGTACCTGGACTCCATGCTGGTCTGCGGCCAGGCGGTGGGCGAGATCGTGCCCACCGCGGACGGCCGGGACGTGGCCGCCCTGCTGTGCGGCCGGGTGGAGGACGTCCAGATCCGGGAGGGCGCGGGCCCCCTTGACTTCACCCTGTGCGCCATGGACGGCCGCGGGCGCATGGAGCCCCTGCCCTGCCAGGAGCTGCTGCTGTTCACCCCCTTTAACCCGGAGGTCAGCGCCCCCTACGGGGTGTCCCTGCTGCGGTCCATGCCCTTTCTGACGGAGCTGCTGGGGACCATCTACAGCGCCATCGGCGCCAACTGGGAGCGCATGGGCAACGTGCGCTTCGCGGTGGTCTACAAGCCCGGCGGCGGCGAGTGGGACCGGGGCATGGCCCAGGAGCGCAGCCGGCAGCTGGCCAGCGAGTGGAGCCGGGCCATGGAGAGCACCAAAAGCGGCAGCGTGCGGGACTTCGTGGCCGTGGGCGACGTGGACATCAAGGTCATCGGGGCGGACAACCAGATCCTGGACAGCTCCGTGCCCATCCGGCAGATCCTGGAGCAGCTGGTGAGCAAGACCGGCATCCCGCCCTTCCTGCTGGGGCTGAGCTGGTCGTCCACCGAGCGGATGAGCGCACAGCAGGCCGACATACTCACCAGCGAAATCGCCGCCATCCGGCGGGGCCTGGAGCCGGTGGCGGAGCGGGTGTGCGAGCTGTGGCTGCGGCTGAAGGGGTACGACGACCAGGTGAGCGTGAAATGGCTGGACGTGAATTTGCAGGACGAGGAGTCCGAGGCCAGGGCGGCGCTCTACCGCGCCCAGGCCGGAGCCTTGGAGGAGGGGAGACAGAATGGAAATTTGTAAGGACGGGGCGGTGAAGGCCATCGGCGCCCCGGACGGGGAGGAGCTGAAGCTCATCAACGCCCTGAGCCGGAGGGAGCTGGAGGCCGGCGAGGTGTATACCTTCGCCCTGCGGCTGTGCGACAACGAGATCGACCGGGACTTCGAGCGCTTCAGCGACGAGACGCTGGAGCAGCTGGCCCCCATGTTCGTGGGGGCGTCGGGGGTGTTCGACCACCAGTGGTCCGCCAGAGGACAGACCGCCCGGATCTACCGCGCGCAGGTGGTGGAGGACGGCTCCCTCACCCGGGACGGACGGCCCTGCCGCTGGCTCAAGGGGTGGGCGTACATGATGCGCACCGCCGAGAACGCCGGGCTTATCGCGG